TAGGATTAAACTCTCTCTCCGCTACGCGACGTGCGCGGAGGCACGCAGCCATGCTTTCTTGGATACGGTGTTCCTTGATCTCTCCATCCCAAAACATAAGTAAAGCTACAACAACTTCTATCATACTATCTTACCTTTATTTTCACCTTCTTTAATTACGTATTTTTGTGTACCATTCTTACCATGTTCTACAGATTTTTTTAAATCTCTTGCAAGATTCATCTCTTGATTATCTTTGTTAATCTTTCGTATATAATCTAAAACTTTTTTAGTAATTCGTCCCGTTGCCATTGTATTTTATCTCTCTATTTGCATCTTTTAATTTTTCTATATCTACCAAAACCTTATCCATCTGCTTTGTTAAAAATTCGATGTTTACTTTGTTTAAAGCCATGTCGTCGATATGTTTCGTTATACGATCTAAAGTTTTATAAATATCCTCCAGCATCATGTACTGTTCAGAATCCGCGGGCAATGATCCCATTTGACCACGTGGCCATTTTATTCTAAACTCTGTGTTCTGAGAAACATCCTGCTCCATTATCTTAATCTTGGTGTCTGCAATATTCAAACGTTCTACCATCTGGAAGTAGCCCATGGTGCCGAGTGCCACGATAATTATCAGACTGGCAACTGTTTTCATCGGCATCTGCACAGCAGCAGATTCAGATATTGTTAAAGGTTTCTTACTCATGTTTTGGTTTTGGTGGAGGGATTATATAGTCTTTTGGGTCAACTTGCAACGGCTGCGATGGCCGTACAAAAACCGCCAATAAACATAACAAAAGTATAAGTATTGCTGTGAACCTGTAGTTCATAACAACCCCCAATCATTATTGCTTCTTTGGTGTAAAAATAGATTTGATTTTATTCCAAACCTTGCCAAAAGCTTTTTTAATTTTATCAATCATTTTTCTTTTCCTCTATTTCATAGAAAAACTTGTCGGTGTCTTCCGTCCGCCATGCTCTGCTATCCTCTACGTTCCACTCGGATGTCTGCACTTTCCAATCAGGTGTATTATCTTTTACCGTAAAAGATGGTATGTCCCATATACATCTGTTGTTAGGTTGTGCTGCAAAATTGCCATCATCTAACGCAATAATGTGGGCGCACTTGTGTTCGTGCGGGATCTCCGAATGATCAGTGTCGAGTATGTTAGCTTCTGGATGAGCAAAGTCAATAGTAAATAAATATTTTCCTGGGTGCCATTTCTTATCTTTTCCGATATACTTACCGGCTTGTGATTCTAAAATGTCCCAAGAAGTAACAGCAGGATAATAAGAAAAACAATTCCAAAGCTGTAATTCATCCAGTCTTCGTATTGGTACATCTTCGGGTTTAAATCCTCTTTGAATAAACGCGCTAATAGGTAATCTATAAAAGATCGCACCATTTTCCATAATAGCGTGAAATAATATGCTACGACCTGTAAGAGCGCTAATGCCAAAGATAATACAATCTTCAACTTCTCCATGATGTTTTTGTAAATCATATAAAAATTCTCTTCTTATTTGTGCGTAGGTAGGCGGTATGTTTGCATTTAAATAAGCCATAATTTATCCTCATCCTATTGTACCCCAATTTGGTCCAGATTCAAAGTCAACTTTGTTCTTGACCTCAAGAGGTATAGCTTGTTCCATTACATTTTGAATTATGTTAGAAGTATATTTACCATCAACAGATATACATAATTCATCGTGTATTTGTATGTGTGGTACTATACCTCTTTCGTGCAAATCTACCATAGCCTTCTTTGTCATATCTGCCGCTGATCCCTGTATTAATCTATTTAAAGCTTTGTATGTAAACGCAGGTGTGTAGTATCTTTCAAAGTAATCCATGTAGTTTGCATCTATCTTGTTCTCTTTGTATTTGTCTAGCATCTCTGCTTTGAATGCCTCCATCGCCTGTTCTTTTGTGTATAATGGTACCTCGTTAAATCTATTTGTTTCAGGATTCCATTCTTTGTTTGTTGTCTCCCATCTATCAAATCTGCAAAATCTATCGTGCAATGTAAATAATAATTTGTTATCTTTTGCAAAAGCAATCAATTCCTGTGATAGCTGCCGGACAAATGGCACTCTGCTGTGATACTCGTTGAACAACTCCTTTGCCTGCCTTTGATCCAGACCCAACTCTCTCTGTAGTTTTATTCTACCCATGCCATAGAAAAGACCTAGATTGATCGTTTTTGCCTGTTTCCTGGAAATATTAGCCATGTCAGCGACTATCTGATGGAAATCGGCATCATCCCTATCAAACTCGTCTTGAAGGTTCTCTGTGCCTGGTAGGCCCAGTTTTATAGCGTAATGCACCACAATACGTGGTTCCTGTTGTGAGTAGTCAAAGCTGCCCCATTCACAACCATCTTCTGGTATAAATAATTCTCTCATCTTGCTGCCAATATAACCCTTAGCAGGTATCTGTTGTAGGTTAGGATTGGACATGCTGAACCTGCCGGTGACCGTTCCACCTGTATCTGATCTAATTTGATTTATATCAGCATGTATTCTATCTTCGTAAACATACTCTAACAAACCATCTATAAAAGTATTGACCGCTTTGTCATACTCTCTTGCTTTTGCAATCATACGCAAACATTTATTATTGTGTGTTCGTAAATAATCTTTTGGTAATTGTGGCATCTTAGATTTTGGTGTGACCTTGTAATCTTTTATATGTAGATGATCTAATAATTTTTTAATTGATGCTGCAGCCCAGATGTCAACTTTAATTGTTGTAATACTTTCTATTGCTTTTATAATCTGGTCTCTACGTTTCTTGAGATGTCTGCCAAACAGGATAGCTTTTGACCGATCTATTCTAACGCCTTTAAATTTCATGTCAACCAAACATAAAAATAATTTTGTTTCCAATTCAAATATTTGTCTACAAGTTTTTTGTTCTCCGTCATCTTTAGTGTATAATACTTCGTCAATTTTTTTATCAAATAGTTTCCATAATTTGTAAGTTAGATTCACGTCCTGCTTTGCATACTCTTTTACAATAGATGCAGGAAGTTTGTGCATGTTAGTCATTGGGTCCTTGACTGTGCCACCAGACCATTCTAATGTTTTCTGTTGTAGATCGTATTTATATTTCTCTTCGTTAAGATAATCTTTTGATAATGCGTCGAGTGAGTATCTAAATCTATTTTCATCAACAACAGATGCAGCTATCATGGTGTCAACAATCCTACCCTTAATCATCTTACCTGTAACTGCTCTTATCCAACAGACATCATACATCGCGTTGTGAAATACTTTGGTAATGTTTTCGTTTTGAAATATCTTGTCGTTTAGCACCTGCCATATCTTATCTATTCTCTGATAGTCTATGTCAGTATCAGAGTGACGTAGAGGAAAATATGCAAGATCATTTTCTGTTGCAACAGCAATACCACAGATAAAACCATCGTTACGTATCGCACCGGATCCTTTTGTTTTAAGATTAGGATCGTATGTCTCGATATCTATTGCAACCGTGTCTATACCATTTAGATTTAAATCCTCTGGTGTATTACACATTATAATCTCTCTCCAATATCATCTCTAAATAATGTATCGCTTTTCTTATGTCTTGTTCCTTTCCTTTAGCAGAGTGCCTGCATATGTACTTTATAGCATTCCCCTCCGCGAAAAGCAATTTATTCTCATTAATAAACTCTGCGGGTTGAATTTTCATTGAGCGATAGTGCTTCCCGCCTACCTGCTCTTCTAATGAATTGTATGTTGTTCCTTTAAATATATTTTTGTGTGTCATCTTACTCCTAATGTGTATTTACCTTGTGATGCAATAGTCCAACAATCAAACTTGCCTCGACTATACGCAACATATTTTAATCTGAGTTGTGTAAAATAATCTTCTTGTCTTGTTGCTGTCAGATCAACAACAACATTATCAAACGTCAAACCTTTTACGGTATGTATGTTCGCGTATTTTACTCTTACCTCTCCGTCATCATATCCCTTGTTTAGAATCTTTCTAATGTAGATTAATCTATCAGGGTCTGTCTTCTTTCTTATCAATGCAAAGTCTCTCTCTTTGCTCGCATTCTCTTTTAGGTACTTATGATATATCATATAGTCTATTG